CTACAATGATTAGTGATTGGCTTGGGTTAGACTGCTCTAGTAGAGTAGATATTTTTTTACACAATAACTTGCATAACATACAAGTTATGAGTTAGACGAGGTGAAACCTAATGAAAGAAATTAAAGAAAAACTACATCAAGTGATTTTAAAAAGATTAGATATGGCAATGAATGAAACAAGTTATACAGATCCATATATTGTTCCATACATTGAACTATATGAACGCTTAGAAGAAAAGAGTGTTCCACAACAAGCAGAACACTCTAAATAATTAATCCTTATTTAGTTGTTTGTGATATTCCTTTAGTGCTTCAACGATTGCAGCCGTAATAGCGCTAGGAACATCATTACCACTTTGGATTGTTAGTGCATGGGCACGAGCAATTGCATCAATTTTAGAGAAGTCAATTTCCATATACTCACCTCCTTATGAGATGAGTATAGCATGAGTGATAAAAATTGTAAGAGGTGAAGTAAAATTGAAAACTCCATTACAAACACATATGGAAAATAAGTCAGCAGATAGAGAGCAAACAAATATTCATAGTGTAAAAGAATACACAGTAAAAATCAAAGTAGATACAACTGAATTAGATTGTGCGATAAAAAAGCTTAAAAGACTTAACAAGCTAGTAACAAAAAATAAATTGCCACGTGTAACAGTTAGCACACATGGCAATTTAGATGAAAAGAAAATTATTGAGCTCTTAGGTAAGTACCAATTGAAATAGAGGCGGTGATTATTAATGCTAATTGTTGAAATAGAAGGAAAGATAAATGAAATGCTGCTTGGGGGTAAATTTTATGAAGTTTATGAGAGAACATCAAAAGCTAAAAGAGAACTAGAGATTGCACTTACAGAGTTAGAAAAATTAGGAATGAAAGTTGATGTAGTTTATTTATCTGACAAAGAAAGATAGGTAAGGAGTAGTCATGGAAAGTGTTCAACCAAAGTATGTGCCTATTAGTACATTAGCTAAGATATGGGGGCGCAGCAGAATGTATATCTACAGAAGAGTAGATATGATCCGTAATGAAGGAAAGTTCAATGAAATATGTATGCAACTAGGGCCACAACAAACACTGGTTCATGTAGATAAATTTGAAACATGGATGAAAAGCCAGAATATGAAGTGGTTAAAGGGGGCATAACAATGAGAACAAAGTTAGATATTATCACCAATATTCAGTTGGTGTTATGGGTGATGATTCTAGGACTATGTGGAGGCATAGAGTTTCTGCATGGCTGGAATATATTATTAAACGTTTTGATGATGCTTTTAACAGGGGCAATCATATTCATGTTAAGCACATTAAAGGAGGTGATGAAACATGAATACAAAAGAAAGAGGGCTTGCGCTGCTAGGAAGATACCTAAAGTTCAATGAGACAGAGGTTAATGAGTTAAGAGAAAAAATTAAAAATCTTACTTATAACCGCCAACATCAATTGTTAAATTTCACCATTCTAGGCAACGGAAGAGTAATATTCCTAAATCAAAAACAGGATGGATGGAATATCCGTATCACAGGGAATGGGCCGATACGAGAAGGGCACTTAGCAACAATGGAATCAGTAAGGCGAAACATATGGAGTGAATTACATGAGTAAACCATATTGTGCAATCTGTAGTGATACAGGCAATAAAAAAAGCCATCACTACATACATTACTGTAGGAAGGCTAAAGGATCTATTCATATGGAACATTGCGATGCATGTCAGTATTTAGAAATCAGTCAAGGAGACATGCATTGCAATTATCCAAAGGAAAAAGAAAAGAGCCCTAGAAAAGAGCCCTAATCTAGCACGTAAATTACGCACCAATCCTAACGTAATTATATCATACATGGCGTGCTAATACTAGGAAATACCGATAAACTCGGTGTTTCCTAATTAACTAGATATAACATATTAACAAATCGACCATGAGGATACATTACGATGAGGAAACGCAGAAAAGTCATATCTAAAAATATGATAGAGGTACTTGATTATCATACCTCTAGAACATATAGACGGAATGGCAAACGTGTTAAGAGAAAGTGCATCACACCAGATGTACAAAAAAGGCAGAATGAAAAACAAGCAGAGGCTATGTTGCGCATGTTGATTGATAACAATTTCAATACAAATGATTGTTATATCACACTCACATATAAAGAACAGCCAGCAACATGGGATGATGCAAAAAAAGATATTCAGAATTTTATAAGACGGCTCAAACGTAGATATAAAAAAATGGATAAAGAGTTGAAATACATTTACGTGGCGGAAGGAAAATCTAGAATCCACTTCCACATGATCATCAATAATGAGGAATTGTATTCAGATGAAATCAATGAACTTTGGCCACATGGTATGCATAAGTTGATGTTGTATCAAGGACGAGCAGAAGATGCAGTTAAATTGGCAAGATACTTTATCAAAGAAAAACGCAGTGCATGTTATTCGGAAAAAGATACAACTTTCAAACGTAGATGGAATAGCAGTAAGAACCTTGAAAAACCAAAAGTAAAAACAGAAATCCTAAAACCAAGTGAGTGGAGAGATTATATACAGCCACCAAATGGGTACTACGTAGAAACAGATAGTGTAGTAGAGGATGTATCAGAGGAAGGGTATCCTTACAGGTTCTATAGATTGATAAAGATTGAGGAGGTAAAGAGTGGAATTACTAGGAATAGGAATTGTCATAGGGATAGTGCTAGGAATGGCAATAGTTTCCCTATGCGTAATTAGTAGTGAATGTAGAAAATGGGAGGAAAAGCAAATTGCTAAATATAAATCAAGTATTTCTAAGCGGTAATGTAGTAGCTGATGCGGAATTAAGATATACGAAAACAGGGAGGCCAGTACTTACATTTAGAATGGCAACAAATAAATACGTGAATGAAGTACAAAGTACAAGCTACCACAATATTGTGTGTTGGGTTGATGCGGAATTATATAGTGGCTTACGAAAAGGTGATTTTGTAGCCGTAGCAGGTGAGTTACGTTCTAGATCCTATGAAGATAAAACGGGAGCGAAACGATATGTAACAGAAGTGGTGGCACAAAATCTTACATATGGACTTAAACAAAATGAAAGTCAAAGTAATTTTGATGGATACGGAGAGGAAGAAGAAAAAATTCCATTCTAGGAGAAGTTATGCAAAACACATCAACAGTAGGTATTCCAAAGAATTGTATGAATTGGTTAGTGTTAGGGCTAACAATCTATACAGATATGGAAATAAAAGATGCATTAAAAGAGCACTTTGGCTTATCTGACAGAAAGAAGATAAAAGGAAGAGTTGATGTAGATAAGCTAAAAGCATTAATAAACGAAGGATTATCTTTTTCAGAAGTAGCAAGAAAAATGGGATTTGAAAGAATGACATTAAAAGGCTTTTGTGAAAGAGAAGGTATTAGTACGAAACGAGGTAAATAAGATGAATAAGAAAATGATGTTAGCAGTAATGGTATTAAGCGCAGTAGTAAATGGTGTATATGCAAGCGGTACAAATAATTTAGTAGGTGGTACAGATAATGTGGCCACTGCTAATAGTGCGGCGGTGTTTGGTTATCAAAATGTTGTAAACGCTAATAATGCATTAGCTATTGGCGAAAACAATACAGTGAATGGCACAAATTCTTTTGCAGGAGGTAACAACTCTAAAGCAGAAGGAAGAAATACATTAGCCTTTGGCAGTCATGCAGAGGCATTGACAGAGTACACATATGCCATCGGCAGTCAGGCACGTACAAGTGCCTATGACACAATTGCTATTGGCAATGGTGCATACGCTGGTGGTGTATCAAGTGTAGTAATTGGCAGAAGTAATGCAGTAAGCGGAGACAATACAACAGTAATTGGTGCGAACAATCAAAATGTAACAGCAGGGCAATCACTAATTATGGGCTACAACAATGTAACAGGTAGCGAACAAGAACAAATCGTGGTAGGTGTAAACTCTACAACAAGTGGCCAAGGTGCTACAGTGATTGGTACACATGGCCAAGCTACAGGATACGATACAACGGCAATTGGTAATAATACGATTGCAGACAAACCAAATAGCGTTGCGCTAGGAACCAATAGCGTAACAGATGATGCGGTAAATCAACTGCAAGCAATGGTTAATAATACAACATATGTATTCGCTGGTACAGATGCAACATCAGTAGTAAGTGTAGGCAGTAAAGACCGTGCAGGATATGGCGGTGTAAAACATTATGTTCGACAAATTCAGAATGTTGCTGCAGGACGAGTAGATGCATCTTCAACTGATGCGGTGAATGGTTCACAATTACATGCTGCATATGATGCAATCAACACGATGCGAACAGACATTGATAACGCATTAGATGCACAAGAACAATTCAATACTGCAGTACATAACACATTAGCAAATCATAAGGATGCAATCAAAAACAATACACAACAAATTGCACAAAATGCGGATACCATTCAAGCACATGATCGCATGTTAGAAAATCATGAACAACGTATTGATGTACTAGAACATCAAACGCATAATGCTTTAACAAATTTAAAATCAGATATTAGCCGATTAGATGGCCGAGTAAACAAAGTAGGTGCAGGTGCGGCTGCATTAGCTGGTTTACATCCTATGGAATTTAACAAAGATGATAAATTCAGCGCATCTATTGCATATGGTCATTACAACAATGCCAATGCAGTAGCATTAGGATTGTATTACAGACCTAATGAAAAAGTACTACTAGGAATTGCAGGTACATTCGGAAGTGAAAACATGTACAGTGTAAGCGCATCTTTCAAATTTGGTAAACATAGCGAATATGAACCACAATCTAAACAAGGTGAAATTGAAAGCATGAAAGCACAAATTGCAGAATTAACTGCAAGACTTGATGCGGTTAGCAAATAGAACAGGGTGGGCGGTATATCCGCCCTTTCCTATAGGTAGAAACGAGGAGACAATATGAAACCACTCATATATAAAGGCCTTAGATTAGGAACAAATAAAACAGAATGGGTAAGTAGTGATGAAATCAAGCAAAGCTACTCACAAATTAGATTATTAGCAGTACAAAATGATAGCTACTCATGGATACCAATTGAGGATGGAACGTTATGCAGAGGTAGTGAGGCGAAAGATTGCACTGGAAAGCGCATATACGAAAACGACATTATAAAGTTTGATTGCAAATCGATACAAGATACTCCATTAATAGCGGAAGTATATTATAGCCTTGAAAAATATCAATGGCGATGTAAAACAATTGTTAAAAATAAAGCGCTAGATTTTGACATAGCCTTCATTGTAAATAATGGCAAGGTAAAAATAGTAGGGAATAAATTAGAGGGATATGAACATGAATAGTAGATTCAGAAATGTGTGTAAAGCACATGATCATATCGTAAAGTGCAGAACAAAGGAAGGGAAAAGAATATTCGTACCACGTTGGGGATACGTAATAATTCCTTCAGATAAATTACTAGCTGCAAGAATAAAAAGGAACGCTTATAAGGTGAATAGTAAATTTAATCAATGGGCGAGGAAACTATGGATGTACCATGCAGAGGGTGCAAGTTTAGAGAAGTAGCTTGCCACGGGAAATGCGAAAGTTATTTAGACTATAGAAAAAGACTAGATGAGCAAAATAAAGAGAGATACAAAGAAATAGATACATATAGCTATGTAGGAGATAACGTGAGAACAATCAGACATAAAATGCGGAAGGCACGATATGGGTGCACAGTAAGAGATTAGACTATACGAAGAGAATATAGAGGAGAAAACAATGCAAAGAAAATGTCATAGGTGCGATAGACTATACACACCAACAGACCATAACACGTGGTGCCCAGATTGTGTGGCAGGAAAACCAGTAGCACCACGAAAGACGGCAAAGCAAGTAGCAAAAGAAAATAGAGAACGAATGGAGCAAGCATATAAGTACGCAAGATATTGTGTGCAATGCGGAAAACGATTTTACACAAATAAAGCCAATAAGATGATATGCGGCGAATGGGAATGTGAAGAAAAGCAACAGAAACAATTATTACAAGCAAGGCGAACAAAAGAACGTGCATTAAGGGGGATGTAAAATGATTAGAATTCTAAACATACAATTTGGTGAGTATACTAAAGTAACGTATATGAAACATAATGGCCGATGTGATGAAACATACCAGTTAAAAACGAAAGACCTATATAGGCCAGAAATGATAAGACAATATGAAAAGATGAAAGAACTATTCTTGCAATGGTTTCCGACATTCAAGTTTTCAGCAAACTTATATTACTTGGTAGGTATGGGCGTTAAATATAACAAACATGATGATGCAATGATTGATAAAGTTAAAGTAACAGGTGCTTTAGAAAATAAAGCAGGTAGTTTGTGTAAGGTAGTAAGTGAATGGATACCAGTGGGAACAAGTGAAAACAAAATAATCATGGAGTTTCTAAAAGAGGTAGTTATGTTTGTTAAAGGTGAAAGAGCGCAAGGGAAACTGTTTGAAAATACAGAAATAGAAGAGGCAATTGATGCAATTGATGCGGATGATAGCCATGTATTCCATGTTAATGATCTACAAGCTAAAGGAGTAACACAATAATGAATGGGAGATTGATATATGTAGCACATCCTTTTGGTGGTACAAATAACATAAGTTGTGAAGATGTCATAAATAGTAATCAGATAGCAATAGATAAAAT